GTAGTGAAGGTTGCCAAGGACTATGGTATATCCACCCCTAATAAGAAGACTGTCAGTGAATTGTGTGGAAGTTTAAAGAAGAAAATTCAGAAGGCTGAACAAATTTCGCGAGAGGAGGTAAAGAAAATTCTCGCCAATCAGAATAACGTTCCCCTCGCCAAACTGTACCCCGAGGCGGCTAAGAAGCGCGCCGCCGCTGAGAAGCGCGCCGAGAAGAAGGCTCTCGACAGGAAGGTTGCGGCCAACTTTATGAAGGGTATGGTGACCACCCCCACTCGTGCCACGGTCAGGGCTGTGCCCAAGCCTCAGAAGAAGGCGATGCCCCTCACCAAGGATGAAGCGCGTAAGCGTATCATGTCCATGCGGGGTCTCAACGCCTACAACAGGTTCCGCATGCTGAACAAACTCAGCATTAATCAGCATTCACCTCGACGTGTTGTTCGTATCGCTCGGGAGTTGGCTCGTCTTCGCTAAGATCGTTATAGACCTTCTCGGTCGTGTCATAGAAGGCTTCGCTGTCTCCAATCATCATCTCCCTCACGGTTTGGTACAACACGGTAGAGAGTGCGAATTTATACGCTAAGAATCCTACAAATGTGGCTCCATAATCAAAGTCGAACGCGAAAGGTGCGTTATTCCACGACACTTCAAAAGCAGCGGCACTCAGAGGTGCCAAAAACTCCTTTTGAAATGTCGAAGTTTCGAAATTATCCACCCTGTCCGATAGAAGGGTCACGTACGCGTACGACGCAGCAGCTCCCACGACCGCAGATACACCTTGATCAGCCCCTTGTGTGATGAAGTAAGAAGCACTCAAAGCAGAACCATAAGCAGCTGTAGAGTTCTTGAGGGTCTTCTTGAGACGCTTATATTCTCCGGTGACGGGTTTTGCGACGGCGAGTGCGAGGGACATTACTACACGAAAGTCACTTAAAATCTTTATCTGAATTAATAATAGAAATGCCGTGTCAACTTTGTAAGAAGAAGTGTGGTGTTCCTATGGATTGTAAATATTGCGATGGAAGTTTTTGTCCTAGTTGTTTAAATTTAACGAAACATGATTGCCAGGGTGCAGACATCAAGAAGATGAAGCAGCGTAAGGAACTCAAGGACAAACTAGCATTCGAACCACCATCTAAACACTTAAAGATTTGATGGGAGACTCCAATGTGCTGAGATGTCCGAGTGGTCTAAGGAGGGCGTCTTAAGAACGTCTGGCGTAAGCCTCGCGGGTTCGAACCCCGCTCTCAGCATAGCGCAAGTTTAGTAAGCTTGAGGTCGGGAGTTCAAATCTCCCTGAGTGCATTTTTAAATATGAGATCCATATTTAAAAATGCTATGTATGCGTAAGAATTATAATATACTATCTTATGAAGTGGCCGTATATAGTAATTTATGGACTTCCATATTTATGTTTGAAATTGGTATACACGGAACGAACTAGAAAAGGGATATCTCCTAGATTTAGTCAACCATCGACTTAAGGATTTCGTTTGTAATACAAACAGATGCCTCTCGGGGTCAAGAAGCTTTGTTACGATGCTCGTCTGCCTACTCGTGGGTCTGATGGTGCTGTGGGATATGATTTATATAGCTCCGAAGATGCGACTGTACCGTGTCAGGCGGGGCGAGCTTTAGTCGGGACTGGTATTGCTCTCTCCATACCTGATGGTCTATATGGTCGAGTAGCTCCTCGTTCTGGTCTAGCTGTGAAACACTGTATTAACGTCGGTGCGGGTGTTATTGATCCCGATTATACCGGTGAAGTCAAGGTTGTCCTATTCAATCATGGTACGGAAAACTTTGAAATCAAGAAGGGTGATCGTATCGCTCAACTTATTTTGGAAAGGTGTGATACACCTATAATCAAGGAAATTGGTCTACTCGAAGAAACTTTACGCGGCTCCGACGGTTTTGGATCTACGGGCGAATAAAATCATCACGGTGATCATTATGATTACAAATAACATCATACCTATGATATAAAAGATATTGACATCCCCACCCTCCTCGGGTTCGGGTTCGGGAACATCCTCGGACGAAGGCCCTACTGATGCTGCGAAACAATCTTCGTTGGTGATGAAATCTCGCTTTTCTTCATCGGTACACGCGTCGGGATTTTCACAATACGGACACGCCTCACCCTCCTTGCATTTGCAGCACTGTTTGAGGGCGTTTTCGGGAAATGACACATTTTCGGTGGGTGCCATGAATCCAGATTTGCATATATCTTCACTGACGGGTTCACATCCTTTCGGAATAATTTCAATACCCCGGGTGGCTCCCGTTTCATCCTGGGTTTCTATGGTGTCTACACCACAATCCATTATACTTTTATAAAAGATTAAAAATCTTTACAGAACCAAAGATCTTCCGGTGTCGGCATAAAAAGTACACCGTGACGCATGGTCATGTACAACTTCGCCTTGTTAACGTTCGGGTACGTCCACAATATCCACCTTTCCCAATATTCAGCCCTGAAATAGTCATCCCAATCCTCTTTAGAACTTTTATCAATTTTCATCATCTCTCTATGAATCTCATACGGATCCCTCTCTATTCGCAGCTCCTTAGGAATGATAGCACCCTTCCTAATGAGATGCGCACGCATGAGCCTGGGATTACCGTGGTCGGGGTAATGCTGAACTGAGCGATCACCGAAATCGATGGATCTCTGGTTGGGTAAAGTTACTCTTAGTTTATGGGTCACGGACGGACTTGGTTGGATGACGACGTGCATCGTATATAAGGATTTAAGTTTTTATTATCGTATGTTTTGCTACACGTCTCAAAATGGGACGGTTATTAAAGTGGGTGAAAATGCAAAAGACAACGATATACTCACGATGGAGAGTAATCCTAAAGAATGGTGGATGCATACGTCTGGATATCCTGGATCGCATGTCGTTATTTGTTACGAGGGAGATGAAGTACCCAGAGAGGTGAAACGAGATGCGGCTGTACTGGCGATACATCACAGTAAGACACCCGAGTCTAAAATGTCTTGGGTCGACTTGGTGCGTGTAGAGAACATTTCATTTACAAAACAGCACGGTCGAGTCACACTCAAAGGTAAAGTTATTCAATTGACTGTGTTCATGAAGAGGGAGAGGGAACGTTTGGAAAGACTCTTACAAACTCGAATACAACCCAGCGATGTAATACACATCTTTAAATCCGAGGTCCTCTAATTTCTCTGCCGCAAATCTGGCCCTCTGTCCAGTGTTGCAGTAGACGAGAAGACCTCGTTTTGGGAGTTCAGCCACTGTCTTTTCGTTAATTTTGTCGACAGGGATATGCAACGCTCCGCGATAGTGACCAGCTCGCCACTCAGTGGCGGTGCGAACATCGATGACCGCCTTTATCTTACCATCTTTGATGAGTCTTTTGGCTTCCTCCGAGGAGATGAGATTTTGACCGAAGTATGTATAGGCTGTGAGAGCTGCGAGACCACCGACAACGACGAGAGGTATCATATATAAAGCTTTAGATGTTTTTATGATAAATGGCACTCGGCAAGAAAAACGAAGAGACCACTTCGCGACTTACACCCATCGAGCGTGAAGCTATGTATGCTAAAAGGTGTGCCTCTGTTGTAGAGAATGCACTTAAGGGTGAAAAGGTTCGATACAAGTCTGATTGTGACTCGGAGAAGTTCAAGGGATTCCTCGAAGACCGACTCACAATTTGGGAAGGTGAAAAGGACAAGACGTTTCATGGGAAGCGAATGTACGAAAAGACGAAAACTTTGATTGACAATTGGAGCTAACATAACTTTCTTTGTGCGTGAATCTTTCGAGCCTCATCCCATCGACCAGACTGTTGAATCAAGAGTTGTGTGTTTGGTTTCATCCTTGAAAGGGAATACCCTTCCCCCAATCTCTTAAATGCGTATTCGATTGTTTTGTTGTTGATGCCACTACGTTTCACTTTGTATGTTCGCAATTCATTCTCCACCCCCTTCAATTTGACTGCGAGTTCATCTACGGTACCCTGAAGTGACGTAATGACGAGCTTCTGTTTCTTGACTTTCATGTCATCTGTCTTGTTATGAAGCTTATCCTGTAATTCTGCGATGATCACCCTCTGTTTCCTGATCTTTGCATTCTTCTTCTTCACCACCTTGTCAATCTCAGGTCCAAGGTCTATGACAAACTTGGACGTCTTGCGGGACTTTACCATTTTATCTTATTTTTTTGAAAATGAGTCGTTGACTTAGTTACCAAATGCAACACCAGCCATACCATTCTTGATACGAAGAATGTTATAGTTGACCGCGTAGACACGGTGGAGGGTATTACCACCGGTGGGATTGGTGAGTACGAGCTTGGCGTTATCGATACGGGAGAAGTTAAGCGAGCCAGTGGGCTGCATCTTACTCATGGTGAGACACAGAGGCCACGAGTAGGTGGGAAGATCATCGAGAATGTTATCGGGAAGATCGGTACAGTGCATCTCTGGTACAACATCGTGGTGATAGACGTTAGAGGTGTTCTCAAAGAGAGCTGTACCGTTGATGTACAGCGAAGACGTGTCGAAGTTGAACTCAGTTCCCCATTGGCTACCAGTGGCGTTACCGGAAACTACGTGCACGGACTTCACTGGGTGGTTGAAATACGTGAGATCAATCTCAGTATCAGTGTTACTGGCGAGTTGGTACTGCGTTTGAGTGATCAAAAGCTCGTGCTCGGTATCAGTGAAGAACTTGCGCTCATCCGTATCGAGGTAGATGTAGTTACCGTACACTTTGGGGGTGCTCCCCGGGGTGAACCCATCGCGGCACTTCACACGGACTTCGACATCGTGGTACTGGAGTGCGACCAGAGGAAGCGACTTGGTCCAGTCCTCGCCGAAAAAGAAGGGGATCATGTAGTAGTTACCCGAGTGATTTTCCTTCTTGACGTTGGTCGTCACAGCGAAAGACGCCTTAGCGGCAGAGTCTCGCATGAGAGGGTTGTGCACACCTTGAATGTAAAGTGAATCGAGCTGAGAAACCTTCTGACCACCGATCCACAGAGAAAACTCGGTGGGGTTCGAAGCGTTCGCGGAAAAAAGACCAGAGGAGTTTGTCTGGATACCTGCGATACCATCCGCCTCGATCCAGATGTAGCTCATGAGGTCACCCTTCGACCGGATGGGGATGGTCACTTCGTTGTTCTCACCGAAAGTACCGATGAAATCCATGCGCTCGGGCTTCATGGCGAAGTTTGTATAGCGCTTGTAGTTCTGACGAAAAAAGCTGACCTGAGGACTGCCAGTGATGAATACATCCTGGGCGCCCACGGACACGAGGTCAATTAAAGCAGCAGACATTTATTAATAAACGATATTAAAAATTTGGATCTTTATAAACACATGGTGGCATTCCAAGCCCTGACATGGGAGGCCCGAGACGTAGATGAAGAACACCTGATTAGTATTCTGGGAAAGACTGAGAATGGAAAGTCTGTGTGTGTGACGACGGTGTTTGAACCTTATTTCTTTGTGAAATTACCGAGGGGTACGACCGATCAAGATGTTCGTGTTCTTTTCAACGATATTAACAATATAAAATCTGACCACGTCACGAGTTATAGTATCGTAGAGAAGAAGGATGTTTGGGGGTTTCAGAATAACGAAAAGTTTGCGTACATGCGTCTCAACTTCAAGACACTCGTGGACCGCCGAAAGGTGGCGTCGGTCTTCAATTACAATAACAAGTTCAGGAAATATCACCTGTACGAAGCCAATATCGATCCTGTCCTGAGATTAATGCATCGCACTGGAATCCAATCGACGGGTTGGATCGACACCGGAAGTGACTGTGTTCGTTCACATCTCGCAAAGGTTGATATCGACCTGTGGTGTAACGACTGGCAAACCCTTAAACCAGTGGATCGGGATGATATCGCTCCATTCGTCGTGGCATCCGTCGATATCGAGTGTAACAGCTCCACAGGTAAGTTTCCGGATGCAAACGTTCCAGACGATGCATGTTTCCAGATTGCTATTTCTCTGTGTACATTTGGTAATGACGAACCATATGAGAAAGTATGTCTGTGCTACAAAAAGACAGAGGGCCCAGATGTTGTGAGTTTTGATACTGAACGTGAGATGCTCGAAGCGTTTCAAAAGTATATTCACGAGAAAGATATCGATATCATCACCGGTTGGAATATATTTGGATTCGATCTTGAGTACATGTACACGAGGGCGCATATGGTAGACTGCTCTCCTGAGTTTTTCAACCTCGGAAAACTTCACGATCCTCCGAGTGAACTCCTGATGAAAAAGTTGAGTTCGAGTGCCCTGGGTGACAATTTCCTGAAACTTCTCCCCATGTCCGGACGATTCATATTCGATCTTTTCCACGAGGTGAAGAAGGGATACAAATTGGACTCGTATAAACTTAACGAAGTCTCTAAACTGTATCTCGGAGATCAGAAAATTGATATGCCCCCAAAGGAGATGTTTGCGCGTTTCATAGAAGAAGATCCGGTCAAATTGGGTGAAGTCGCCGAGTATTGTATTAAGGATACGCTCCTGCCTCATAGACTTTTGAAGAAGCTTTGTACACTCCTCAATTTACTCGAGATGGCTAAGGCTACGTGGGTTCCCCTTTGTTTCCTCGTCGAACGTGGACAG